TTACACGGTTCGCCGTGTGGCAAGGTCTTTGAACGCTATATCGTATGCAGTAAGTAAGGTGAAGGTATCGTGAAGAAGCGCGTGATTAAAGTCAAACTCACCAGCGCAGGCATTGACCAGGCGATACGGGAACTTGAGGACTACAAGAAGTGGTTGGTCACTAAGACCAAAGAGTTCCTGCAAGCCCTGGCTGATGACGGTGTGGAAATTGCGGATGCAAAGTTCGGTCAAGCAGACTACGATGGTACAAATGATGTGAAGTGTTCCGTTGAGGAACGCGGAGAGTTCAAGGTTGCGGTTGTAGCGATTGGTGGTGCAACGCTTTTCATTGAGTTTGGTACAGGTGTAAAGTATCCCGATAATCACCCGGAAGCTGGCAAACACGGTATGGTTCGCGGAGAGTATGGTTACAAACTGGGTAAATTGGAAAAGGGTTGGCGATATACAGGTGACCCCGGAAGCCACGGTAAGGTTATCACAAAGGGTAAACATGCCGGGGAAGTTCATACCTACGGTAACCCTGCCAGTATGAGTATGTACCAGACAGTCCGCGAGTTGGAAGAAAAATTTGAGGAAATCGCAAGGAGGGTGTACGTATGATTGACTGCGAAAACGAGGTCTATACCCGCGTTGCAACCGTCTTACGTGAGAAGTTCCCCGGCATTGATATTGCTGGTGAATATGTGAACGCTCCTTCCAGTTTTCCTCACGTGAGTATCACCCAGAGTGATAACGCGGCAATATCTGAAACGATGACCGGGAGTGCTGAAATGGCACAGGTCATGTTTGAAGTAAATGTCTACTCCAATAAGACGGAGGGAAGGAAAAGCGAGTGCAAGTCCATTATGAACGCGATTGATGAAGTCCTGTTCAAGATGAACTTCAAGCGTCTGGCACTGACCCCTGTTCCCAATTTGGAGGACGCAACAATCTACAGACTGGTTGCCCGGTACAGGGTAGCCACTGATGGAAAACATTTTTATAGGAGGTAAACTACAATGGCTGCAACAAGCACTTATATGACTTTCCTGATGCACAAGAACGGTGAAGAATATGAGAAGCTGATTGACATTACCGAGTTCCCCGACCTGGGTACTGACCCGGAAATGCTGGAAACCACTACTCTGTCTGACCGTATGCAGACCTTCATCATGGGCATCATGGGTAACGAAGCGATGAACTTCAATACCAACTATGACCATGACGGTTATCTGGCACTCAAGGAACTCAAGAACAAGGTTGAGGGCTACGCTGTCTGGTTCGGCGGCACTGAGAACACTGACGGTACTGTGACTCCCACTGGCACCGAAGGTAAGTTCTCTTTCGATGGTCAGCTTTCCGTCCGCGTCACTGGCGGCGGCGTGAACGAGGTTCGCGGCATGGCAATCACCATCGCTCCTTCCAGTGTCATCACGGAGGAGTAAGGTTCCATAACACAATTTCAAGAATTGGAGGAAAATAGCAATGGCTAAACAGATTATCTTTTCTTACGAAGGTAAGGATTACACTCTGGAATTTACCCGGAGAACCGTAAAGCAGATGGAGGATGAAGGGTTCGTCGCAAGAAACATTGATGACCGTCCTATGACCCTTCTCCCTGCGCTTTTCGCAGGTGCTTTCAAGGCACATCACAGGTTCGTGAAGCCTGATGTGATTGATGCTATCTATGCCAGTATGCCCAATAAGGACAAGCTGATTGAGAAGCTGGCAGAGATGTACAATGACCCCATTATGACTCTGATGGAGGAACCTGAGGACTCTGCAAAAAACGTGGATTGGATGACGAGTTGGTAACGGACTCGTTATCTGCGAAACCTGGGGGCGGCGGCACAAGCCGTCCGTCCCCTCTTTTACGTTACGGAGAAGATTTGGAACGCCTTTGCAGTTACTACATGAGTCTGGGTATGTCCTATTCCGACTATTGGGATGGGGACGCTGAAATGGTGAAGTATTACAGACAGATGGACGAACTGCGTAAGGAGCAGCGCAATAGCGAACTCTGGTTGCTGGCGGCATACATCTATGAAGCCCTGCTGGACGCTTCCCCGGTCTTTAATCCGTTGAGCAAGAAAAACAAGCCCTTCCCCTTCCGTTCTGAACCTATCCCGGTTACGGAACGAGGTACAAGGGAGTCTGCGGAGCGGAAGAAGCAAAAGCAGCTTGAAGCTGGTAGAGAAGCTATGCGCGTGATGATGGCTACCATCAACAAGCAATTTGAAAATAAGAAGAAAGGAGGGGAAGTTGACAATGGCGATTGAACTTGAAGGTCTTGAGTTTCAAATCGAAGCGAAAGCCGAGGACGGTACTAAAGGTATAGAGAGTCTTACAAAGAACCTGCGTAAATTGCGAACCGCCTTATCCAAAGGCTGGGGTGAAAATTCTTCCGTCAAGCAGATTGAAGGATTGAGCAAGGCACTACAGGCTTTTCAGCCTGACAAGGTTAAAAGCATGTGTGATAGTTTGCAGAGTTTGAAGGAGTGTAAGATTTCTTCCACCCTTCCGAAGCAGATTAGCGCAATCGGCAATTCCTTGAAGGATATTACGCTGATGGACGTAGAGCGCGTTGAGGACTTGGGTAAAGCCCTACGCGAATTGCAGGACATTGGAAATGTGAGAATACCGAAGGTATCTGTACCTAACAATATCGTTCCGACCACTACTCCCGGTGCAAGTCCCACTACGCCTGCGACTCCTGCAAATAGTCCCGTTGAACAGACGGAACGTAAGATGCAGGTAGCTACAGGAGCAGCGCATAGGTTCAGTGCTGCACTGAAAGAAGTCAATGCGGTATTGGGTATCACTTATCCGTTCAAGCAGTTGGGCGCGGCACTAACCTCCGCTTCTACGAAAATGCGTCAAGCTATGGGCAGTCTGAAAGAGATGTATGCGTCCTTTAAGGAAGGCGGCGGTATCGTAGGTGCGTTTGGCAGGGCAGTTTCTAACATGGCTAAGAACTCTGCTTCCAGACTTGCAGCGTTTGTTAAGAATGTCACTTCCGCTATCGGGAAGGGGTTAAACCCTACCCTCAAGAAATCCACTGGACGATTAGGACAGTTCTTCAATTCCATCAAGAGAATTGCATTATACCGGGCTATCCGATTTATGCTGTCCGAGTTGACTAAGGCATTTAAGGAGGGCGTGAACAACCTCTACCAGTACAGCAATGTGATGGGCGGTCAGTTCGCTACAAGCATGAACAGTCTGGCAACCAACGCATTGTATCTCAAGAATAGCATTGGTGCGATGGTTGCGCCTATCATCAATGCACTTGCCCCGGCAATCGACTTTGTGATTGGTAAAATCGCAACCCTGCTGAACTACATTAACATGCTGTTCGCAAGACTCTCTGGTGCTTCTGTGTTTACGGCGGCAAAGAAGTCTGCAACCTCTTACGGTGACGCACTGTCCAGTGCAGGCGGTTCTGCTTCCGATGCAGCAAAGGAAATTAAGAACGCCACTACGGGCATTGACGAACTGAACATGATAATGGCAAATGACAGTTCTGGCGGCGGTGGCGGTGGAGGAACTGACTACGGTTCCATGTTTGAAGAACTTCCGATTGATAGCAACGTCAGTGACTTTGCTGACCGACTCAAGGAAGCGTTTGACAACGCTGACTGGAAGTCCCTGGGTACTATTCTGGGTGAGAAGGTCAATGAAATCATTGATAGCATTGATTGGTACGGTGCGGGTAGCAAGGTTGGATACGGACTGAATGGAGCAATCCAGACAGCGTACTACTTCCTTGATGCTGTGAACTTCAATAACATTGGAGCGCGGATTGCCGAGTTCTTCAACGGTGCGATTGCAAATGTTGACTGGAATGTGCAGGGCAGACTGGTATCTAAAATCCTCACTGGCACATGGCTGATTGACGGCATTATCGGTGCAATCCAGACTGTTGACTGGAAACTGGTAGGTCAGAGCATTGGTGAGTTCTTCATTGGAGCCTTTGACGAATTTACCGAATGGGTCAGCAAGTATGATTGGGGTGCTTTGGGTACTGAACTTTGGCAAAAGTTCAAAGACCTTGTAACCAACATCGACTGGGCGAGTGTTGCGAAAAGCCTGTTTAAGGCATTAGGTTCTGCAATGGGTGCAGCGGTCAGCTTCATTGGTTCCTTCTTTGGCAGTGTGTGGGAGGATATTAAGTCCTACTTCACTGAAAAGATTGAGGAATGTGGTGGCGATATTCCCGCTGGTCTGTGGAAGGGCATCAAAGATGCTTTCGGCAACGCAGTGACATGGATTAACGAAAACATTGTTCAGCCCTTCATTGAAGGGTTCAAAGAACTGTTTGGTATCCATAGTCCTTCTACGGTCATGGAGGAAATCGGCGTTTTCATCATGGAAGGTCTGCTGGGCGGTATTCTCAAGCCGTTCAAGGCGATTGGTACATGGATTAAGACTAACATTGTTGACCCGCTGACGGAAGCATTTGAGGATTTCGACCTTGTAGAATTTACCGTAGGCGTGAAGAACACTGCTTCCGAGTGGTGGAGCAACGTCAATAGCTGGTGGGACAGACAGGTAGGCAAAGTCCAAAACTTCACTACCAACGTCACCAACAACGCTACTACATGGTGGAATAACACCAAAACGTGGTGGTCTGGCAAGGTAGGCAAGGTCAAGGAGTTCACAACCTTTGTAACCAATCAGGCTACCTCTTGGTGGTCTAAGGTCAATACCTGGTGGGACGGCAAAGTGGGCAAGGTTAAAGAGTTCACTACCGCTGTCACTAATCAGGCATCTACCTGGTGGAGCAACGTCAAGACCTGGTGGAGCGGCAAGGTTGGTGCTGCGGAAAACTTCACTACCAATGTTGCGAACCAGTCTGCTACATGGTGGAACAACACTAAGACCTGGTGGAGCGGTAAAGTAGGCGCGGTGAAGGAATTTACCACAACGGTTACCAATCAGTCCAGTGTTTGGTGGTCTAATGTAAAGACCTGGTGGAGCGGCGAGGTTGGCGCAGTTCAGCAGTTTACCACTTCCGTTAAGAACGAAGCCACTACCTGGTGGTCTAACGTGAAAACGTGGTGGTCTGGTAAGGTGGGAGCGGTACAGCAGTTCACTACCAGCGTCAAGAATGAAGCCACTACATGGTGGAGCAACACGAAGTCTTACTGGTCTGGTAAGGTTGGCGCAGTCCAGTCCTTCACAACCAATGTTGTAAATCAGGCATCTACCTGGTGGAACAACGTCAAGACCTGGTGGAACAACTCTAAGGGTAGTCTGTCTGCAAGTGTGTCTATCACCAACGCTGCGTCTACCTGGTGGAGCAACGTCAAGACCTGGTGGAATAACGCCTGCGGAACTCTCTGGACTACTTTGGGCATTAAAATCCCTACCATTTCCGTCAAGTGGTCTACGGTGACCGTGTTCGGTAAGGACTACTCTTACCCGTCTGGTTTTAACCTGACGTGGAACGCAAAGGGCGGTATCCTTGACGGCGCACAGATTTTCGGTATGCTGGGTAATTCCTTCCTGGGTGGTGGCGAAGCTGGTAAGGAAGCGGTGCTTCCTCTGGAAC